CTGTTTGCTTTGAAGGTTTTCCAGACTTAGTTCGCCATTTTTGTTTACTCCAAGCCTTTAATGACCTTTGTGATTTTTTTAATGCTGCCATTATTTAAATTGTTCCTTTATATTTTTAATTACTCGTTTAATATCAAAAGGCTTTTCATTTGGTCTGTAAGGACATTGATATTGTCTAGGACAAGGACCTGCATCATATGGTACATATTCTCTATACTGTGTATTATTTGCACCTACAAAAACACATACTCTTTGATTATTACCGAGTATCTGACTTGCTAATCTACAAGTTGTCATTTTTACAGATGTGCTATCATCTTCTGTTTTAGCAAATGCAACTATTGAAAATAATATGCAAAAAACTATAACAATTAAAAGTATTAAACAGAAACGCTGATTAACCATATCATCCAACCTATTGCACTACATCCTACTAAAGATGCAATTCCTATAATTGTATAATCTCTTATGTGTCTGTTTCTTTCTTCTCTTGCATAAATAGCTTCTTGTCTAGCTTTCCGTATCCTGCCTTCTTCTTTTATTAAATCATCCCAAGCTTGTAAGCCGTATGTTCCTACTAAAAAGTTTTTTAGTTCTTCTCTTTGTTTAGATAGTTTTTTCTTTGCTGAAAAACTTTCTATTGCTACTTGCTCTATAGACCCATTAAATATTCTATCTAATGTTGACGGACTATTTGCATTTCTATGTACATTATCTACATCACTAACTGCTGACATCCATCTACCTAATTCAGATGACATGTCCTCTATTTCTTTGCCTACCATTATTGCTTTTTTAATAGCATTATAGGCTGTTGTTGCACCTGTTACAGCTGCAGAAAGGGTAATGGGGTCAATCATGTTGGGGTCTTTCTAAAGTTTACTTTAATAACCAGTCAAAAAAACCTTTTCCCTTCTCCTTTGAAGTTATGCTT